AGTTAATGCGATTGCAAGCATCAAATGGGAACAAATTGACTTTGATGAGAGAATTGTCAGAGATGTCCTTGAAAAAGAGGGAAAGATAGTTGATTTGTTTTTTAGTGAGGAAGTCAAGTCTTTGTTGCTCGAAATGAAGGCTGATAGAGAAAGTCGTGGCATAGATGATTTTGGCTGGGTGTTCTTTAGTGGGCACAATACGCCAGAACAGCCTATATCCGCAGGAACTCTTAACGACTGGTGTAAACACATTGGTCAAATGATTGGAGTACCTACATTGCACCCACATGATTTTAGACATAGCGGTGCGACATTGTTAAAGAACGCTGGTATGCAATTAGAAGATGTGTCGGCGTTACTTAATCATTCGGGAACTGATGTCACTAAGAAGTTTTACATCAAAGAAGATACATCGCGTATTAGCAAGATGAAAGACCAATTCAATATATAGACATCAAACCCACATTTTATTAGACAACTTCAAATTTTTATTTCCTCCTTTGCCCTCTTGGAGGGCATTTTGTGGTCAAGCATTGCAACGATATGCAAGACCGCACCAATTTGAATTAAAGGAGATATTTGTATGGGTAAAATATCGGTTATTATACCACTATACAAAGGGCATGATACATTAGGATTTACGTTGTACAGTGTTGCCATGCAATCTATTATAAGCGAAACGGAAATTGTAATTGTTAACGATTTTGATAACATTGATTACTCGGACATATTACGCAAGTTTGATGACTTGAATATTAAGTATGTGACTAACCCAGAAAATCGAGGTTGTGCTGGCGCAAGAAACACGGGTATCAGAAATGCGACAGCCGATTACATAACTTTTATCGATTCCGACGATCAGTTCACAAACCCACTTACGTTAGAAATCATGTATAACAAAATCAAGTCCGAGAAAGTTGATATGCTCGCAGGAGACTTTGAAAGTGAAATGCGGCAGGACAACGGAATTGCCATTAAGAAAATTGAGAAGTCGCCAGTTTGGTGTCACAACAAATATTACAGGCGGCAGTTTTTGCTTGACAACAACCTGTTTTTTAATGAGAAGCTACGTATAAACGAAGATATGGAGTTTCACCAGTTGTTCATTGATATGGGTGGTAAGGTGACATACGTGCCGTTCTGCGGTTATATGTGGCGAGACAATGCAAAGAGCGTGACACACGAAAGCCTTTATAAAAACAAGAAACTGTTTGTGGCGGCTTCGGCTGAGTATATCCGCGACTGTGAAAAACGTGACATGGGCGGTGAAAAGGTTGTACGGCGTATTTTACAAAACTTGGTGATGGTGTATTACTATTATCAAATCGTACTGGATGACACGCCTGAGAATAAGGATGACTATTTGGCGGCTTGTAGAGAATATTGGAAACTGGCTGATAAGTATACGGCAAATGTAAGCGACGAGGAAATCACGAGAGTATTTTTACCGATAATGAAGCAACAGTGTAGTTTAATACCGAGCGTGACATTTATTGAATTTTTAGATGAGGTTAGAGCTGACTAAGGTCGGCTCATATGTGGTCAAAGCTGTGTTAGGCGGAGATTGCGCCAAAACAACAGCAACACAAGGGAGTAGCTACCTGAGTGTGAGAGAGGCTTCTACTCCCCTCTCTCGGCTGTTGATGTTTTGAGAGTAGAGATTGGAGTAGGGGTATGGCAAAACGACAATATATGACGACAGATTATTTCTTTGAGAGGATAAAAGATAATCCAAATTATCCTAATATGGATATTCTTACCAAAGAAATACATGGTGGAAAGACGAGAATAAAATGTAAGTGTAAAGTGTGTACTCGTGAATGGGAAACAAACGTTGAACATTTAGTTTATGGCAAAACGGGTTGTCCTAAATGTAAAGGAACTTTAAAAATTACAAACGATGAATTTTTAACAAGAATGAAAGAGATGCACCCATTAATAGTTCCTTTAGATAATTATGTCAATAATAGCACAAAAATATCTCTATATTGTACTGAGTGTACTAATGTGTGGAAAGCAAAACCGAGTCATTTATTTGATGGGCATGGTTGTCCAGTATGTGGCGCAATAAAAAACGGTTTGGGTAGAACTAAAAAACATGATGATTTTGTGGATGAGATGATGTCTTTAAACGCTAATATACAAATCATTGGGAAATATACAAACTCACAAACTCATATTAAGTGTAAATGTTTGATATGCGGAGAAACATGGGATTCGAAGCCTAATAATTTATTAAATGGATATGGTTGTCCTATTTGCACTACGTCAAAAGGGGAACAAAGAATAGCCGAATTTCTTGACTCTCTTGATATTCAATATGAAAGGCAAAAGAAATTTAGTTCTTGTAAAAACAAAAGAGAACTACCTTTTGATTTTTATATTTCTAAATATAATATAGCTATTGAATATGATGGAAGGCAACATTTTGAGCCAGTTGATTGGGGCTTTCACGATGAAGAATTGATGATTGCTAATTTTAAAGATTTGCAAAACAGAGACAAAATCAAAAATAAATATTGTGAAGATAATGGAGTTAAACTCATTCGTATACCATATACCGAGTTTGACAATATTGAAATGATATTAAAAGAAAATTTGAATTAAAGGAGGTGGCAACGTGCCACGCAAAGCTGCAAAGCTAAATACAAAAAAAGAAACGCCACGCTATGTGTGTCAATGCTGTGGCGAAGAAAAAGTCGAAAGTAATTTCTTTTCGTCTAAATGGTCTAAGGTTTGGAATATAACAGATCATAAGGTTTTGTTTTGTAAAGATTGTATTCAAAAGCTGTTTGACGAATTTAAAAATCGCTTTGATGAATTTACTGCGTTAAAGATATGTTGCCACTATCTTGATGTTCCTGTTTATAGAGAAATGTATGACAGTATTGTACAGAATAATAACTTCTTCAATGTTGGATTATATCTTAGGCAGATGAATTTGGGACAGTTTCAGTATAAAGGTTTCGAGGTGTCTATGGTCAATGGAGAACTCGGAAAGACCGAAGATGAAGCCAAAGAGGAACGAGAAGCAAAATGGTCGAGAGCCGATAAACAGAATATGAATTACTGCATTAGTGTTTGTGGTTATGATCCTTTTGAGAATTGTGGCATGACTGATCTTGACCGCAAGTATTGTTTTAATATACTGGCAGGTTACTGCGATAGTCAAGGCGTATCGGAAGATGGGCATAAGGTTCAAAGCGTAATACAAATTACTCAGTCTCAGTTACAATGTCGTAAACTTGATGAATTTATAAATGCAGAGTTAATGAGTCAAAGTCCAGATGAAAGCCGTATTAAAAACTTATCAACCACAAAGAAGCAATTGCTTGATGCTATCGCTAAGATAGCGCAGGATAATAATATATCGTCTGCGTATAACCAAAACTCAAAGAAAGGCATGAATACTCTATCATCTAAGATGAAAGAAATTGCAGACAACGGCTTTGAGAGTATATATGTGAACTGTTTTGATATAGAAACTTGCAAAGCTATGGAGCAAATAGCTGAGATTAGTAATCAGGCTATTATGAATGAATTATGCCTTGATAGTTCTGACTATTCGGATATGGTAAAAGAACAACGTGGAATGATAACAGAGTTAGACAAAAAAGCGAAAGCCCTCGAAGAAGAAAACAGAATCCTGAAGAATCGCATCATTGATTTAGAGGCTAAAAAGAAATGAGGTGTGATTTATGGAAATAATGAAACGCCTTACAGACAAAGAGTTTAGCCAAAAGAAACTTGAGGAGTATGCCAATTGGACTAAGATAACACAATACGGCAGACAAAATCCAATTTGGTTCATGAGTGAGATGATGGGCGTTGAATTAATGGATTTTCAGAAATACATCTATATGAATAGTTGGATTAAACAATTTGTGTTATGGTTGGAATGTCGTGGTGCAGGTAAGACAGTCAAGGGTGCTCTTTTACACATGACCAAAATGCTGTTACTACCCAATTGGAAGGTGTATGTTGCTTCAAACTCTCTCGCTCAATCTATCGAATGTTTTAAAAAGATTGAAAGTTTAGCTTATAATCAAATACCATCGTTTAAAAGCTTAACCGATATGTATGCTGACGAATTAGAACGTAGCGCAAATAATGAAACTGGATTCGTCCACGACCCAAAGGGTTATCATTTTAAACTGTTTAATAATAGCGAATTAGTTACTCTTTCAAGTAACTTGACTACAAACCGAGGCAAGCGTGGAAGTGTGATGTTTGATGAGTGTGGATGGCTCTCGGACGAGGCGTATGCAGTATTAGAATCTTTTATTAACGTTGATACTACATTTAGACTTGGTACTGATACAATTTCTCACATAGATCCGAGACAAGTTCCTTTACAATTGCTATATACATCAAGCGCAAGTGATGTTGAGAGTCATTATTTTCAAATTTTTCAAAAGTTCGCAAAAAAGCAAATGATGGGCGACCCAAACTATTTTGTGGTAGATTTAACTGCGGATGCTTTGTTGAAGCATTCGAGTGTTAATGGAATACCGATTAAGTCTCACCTTAGTCAAGCTCAAATAGACAAAGCCTTTGAAGATAATCCTGACCTTGCTGAAAGAGAATTATATAACCACTTCCGCAAGGGTAGTGGCATTAATGCGGTGGTTAGCATGGAAATACTTAACCATAATAGTGAAGTCAGAAAGCCGTTATTATATAATGATACAGGCAAAAAGAAATTTATATTCTGTTACGATCCAGCCAGAAATTTTGACGGGAGCGTTTTAAGTATATTTGAGCTTTGTACAGACGAAGAACATGGATATTATTTAAGACTTGTAAATGTTATTAGCATGGTAGACCCAGAATCAAGAAATAAGACCCCTTTGCCAATGACAGAACAGTTGAAGATTATTAAGAAACAAATGATTCTGTACAATGGTGCAGGTGCAGCAGAATGGGAAAATATTGACTTTTGGATTGACGCTGGTGCTGGTGGTGGAGGCATTTCTGCCGTTGCAGACCAATTGCTCGATGATTGGGTTGACGAAAGCGGCGTAAAACACCGTGGCATCATTGATGCTACTCACAAACAATATGAAACGGCAAGAAAGAAATATCCTCTTGCTATGCCAATCGTTCATCTTGTTGACCCGCAGGGTTACAAAAAAATAATATATGATGCTTGTCAAAAAATGTGTCAATTAAATTTAATTAAATTTGCATCATATGATGGAAAAGATACTATTACTTTTTTAAACGACAAAGAAGAAATAGTAACGCAAGAATTAACTAATACAGAAAAGCTTTCTCTTATAAATATTGAATTAGCAAAGACTGAGTTGTCATATATGTGTAGATATGAAACTGCTAATGGTAACGTTCAATATGAACTTGAAAGAAGTAAAGCTAATAAAATGCACGATGATAGGGCTTACACAATGGCTTTAGGTGCATACGCTCTATCAACTCTTAGGAGACACGATTTGATAACAATACAAAAGCCAGTCGAAGAAGATTTATGCTTCTTTGGTCGTGCGGCGAAATCTTATAAATGAAAGGCGGTGACTTATGGACAACGAAATATATAATCTCAAACGGTTTGCGAAACTTCGCTCCGACGTGCTTCTTGACTTAAAATCAAACATGGACGAGGTGTCAGTATTCTTACGCAAATATCCGCGTAAGACGATACTCTCAGCATTGGGTGATCCTACGGTAGCATCGTCTGCGGAAGTGTTGCGTGAAATCAGCCGCTTTTACTTTGCAATCTCACCGCATTACAGGCGAGCAGTTATTATGTTGGCGACGATACTCACCAATAATTATGTAATACGCCCATTGGAGAATATCAAAACTGTAAACAAGGAGAAATTTGAGGAACAGTATATAAACTACGCCTTAAAATGTGCGCGGTTCAAGTTTAAGGACATTAATCCGCAGATAATGGTACGCACACTTGTTGACGGTATATATTACGGGCTTATGATAGAGGACAAGCGCAGTTTCTTCTTAAAGCCACTTCAGCACAAATATTGCCGACTGGTATCAGTAGAAAATGGCGTTTGGCGATTTGCATTTGACCTTTCGTACTTTGACACCAAGAAAACAAAACTCATGCTCCCGTCATACGGCAAGGAGTTTGAGAGAGCATATTTGGCGTACAAGGGCGACGGTAAGGACAATAAAGGCGACAAGACAATGAGGTGGTTTGTACCACGCAATCAGATTTGCATAAAGTTTGATGAGGAATATCCGTTTATCATTCCCCCACTGGCGGGCGCATTTAAGGCAATTATTGACCTTGAAACCTATCAAGAGATACAGAAAGATGGAGCGATTCTTGACAACTACAAGCTTATCAACTATACGGTTGAAACTGATAGCGACGGCAATCCAGCGTTGTCATACGAGCAAATCAAGAAGTATTACGATCAGATAGCGGGTGCTGTGCCAGAAGGAATTGGTGTTGCGGTCAATCCATTTAAGGCAGAAGGTATTACCCTTAAAGACACAAATAATGCTCAACAGGATTATACCGAGGACGCGACAAAAGACCTGTTTAATAATATTGGTGTTTCTCCCCTACTGTTTGGTTTGGGTGCAAATCCCACATACAAGGTTATTGAATTGTCTCTCATCGTTGACGCAACAATGATGATGAAGGTACTGCGGCAGATACAGAGGGTATTCAATGTTAAATATCAGCGTGAAATGTCAATCCACGACGATTATCTGTTTGAGATAATATTCCTTGAACAGAATAGCTTTAACAAAGATGAAGTTGCAAATCGTATGCAGAAGTCGGCAATGTACGGAGTGCCATCAAAACTGCTTTATGCGGCAGCACTCGGACAAGAACCAATCGACGCTTACGGCGCAAGCTATCTCGAAAACGACATATTGGGTTGTGGTGTGGATATTTACAATAGACCGCTTATAAGTAGCAACACTTTGAGTAATGGCGAGGTTGGCAGACCTGAGACAGACACTCCGTCTGAAAATACAGCACAGAACATCTCGAATAATGATGATTATAAGTGAGGTGTTGAGATGAAATTTATAAAGGTATTAGAGCCTAAGTTGCAGGAAGAACTTGCTAACTTAGGTTTTTCTTATACAACAGAAAAACTTGGCGACAAACAAGTGTTTGCTTTTGCCGACAGCAAAGAATTGAGACAGTACATTGCCAGCAAATATTCTGATATTAAAGGCGTGTGCTATCTCGACGATAAGCTGTTCTTTTGAGTTTTTGGAGAAATTATGAGAAAGGAGGGTAAAAGCAATGGAGAAGTTTAACCTTAACAATGTTTCTAAGTTTGAATTTATCAAGCCTGTAAATAAAGAGTTTTCATTATTCAAATGTTGGGTTGCAGGAGTTGGAAAGAATAGGAATATGAGCTACATCTCAAAAGAGAGAATGACAGCAGCTCTGCCTACTCTGTCTTACGCACCTGTAGTTGGACATTTAATTAAAAACGAAGATGGTACATACAGGCTCGGCTCACACGATGCGGAATTTGATATGGAGACTTGGGAGTTTGTACCACTTACTGTTCCTGTTGGTGTTGTAATTGCCGACAGTTTCTCTTATGAGACAGTAAACGAGTATGGCACAGATGTTGAATATCTTACGGCAAATTTAATACTTTGGACTGGCAGATACCCAGAATTATTTGATTGCAAATATAGCGACAAGATATTCTGTGCTCAGTCTATGGAATTGGCTGTTAATCAGTATCGCATATTAGAGGAAGATTCAAACTATACAGAGCTGTTAGACTTTAGCTTTTCTGCACTATGTTTGCTTGGTAAGTCGGATAACCCAGAACTAAACAATGAGCCATGCTTCATTAGTTCCCGCCTTGAACCAATCAACTTTAGCTCAAATGATTTTGTTGCTAAGTTTAATGAACTTAAAGAAGCGGTTAAAGAATGTTTTGACACTGAGGAAGAAGGTGAGGTAAACGTGGCAGAGAATACAATCAACGTAGAAGAACAGGAGTTTGAAGAAGTCAACGCAGAAGAAACTACTGTAGAAGAAACAATTGAGACTGTTGAAGAAGTTATTGAGACAGATGAAGTTGTGGAGACTGAAACAGAAGAAGTAGTTGAAACTGAAGTAGAAGAAACGACTGAGGAATTTGAGACTGTTGACTATGAAGCTAAGTACAATGATGCTATGGCAGAGATTGCAACACTCAAAGCTGAGATTGAAGCTCTTACTCCTTACAAGCTCGTGGCTGAAAAGGCTGAGAGAGAAAATGCAGAGAACGAAGTATTTGCAAAATACGACGCTCGTATCGGCACAATGGCTGAGTATGCAGAGCTGAAAGCAAAGGCTGGCGAATATGCTATCGCTGACCTTGAAAGAGAATGTCTTATTCTCGTTGGCAAGTTTGCCATGAGTGAGACAACTACAGAAGAAGTAGAGCCTGAAACAGAGCCTACAATCACATTTGCCCTTGATGACACGGCTGAGACAAAGCCCAATCGTTATGGCAATCTTTATGAAAATTATAGGTCAAAATAAGAAAGTGAGGTAAGATTTATGGCACATGGAATTTTTAGAGGCGACAACGTGACTTCAATCACTGATCCCGCCAAAATCAGAACAATACAGGTTTACGCTGACATCGACAATGGCGCACCTATTACACTCGGCGCACTCGCAGCAAGCGGTAAGTACGCTGGCGAAGCAGAGGTTTTCACAACAGCAACAGCTAACGGCGCAGCCGCAGCAAATGTTTGGGTTGTAACAACTCCCGAAATTGACTATCGCAACTATGCACTTGAGGATTTCTTCAACGCTAATGGTGCAATCGGCAGAGCAATCGCTATGGAGAAGTATGACATATTCTCAGTAACATCCGAGGTTCTTTCTGCAACTCCTGATACAAGTGACAAGAAGTATGTCGCTGCTGGCGACGGCGGTTGGACAGTATCAAATGCTAACACAAAGGCATTTGCTCAGTATCTCGGCTCAGACGTACAGGACGGCGTAACATTCTACGCATTTGAAGTTCTTTAATTTACAGGAAAGTGAGGTAATAATATGAATACAGAACTTAGACAGCTTGCCATTGACGTTTACAATGGCGTAGACGTGAAGTTTGAGAATGGCGAGACAGGCGAGGATATGATTCGCAACGCCATCAACAAGGCTTTCGGCAACATTAACCTTAACGATGCTAACGCAGTTAAGAGAGCTATCGCTTACGGCAAGGTTGACTTTGAGATAATCAACGAGCTTATTGATACAGCTATTAACCTCTCAGCAGAGGAGAACTCTGAGCTTTGGAACTTCGTAGATTTCAAGTCTGGTGCTCTTGGCGACAAGAATGAGTTCTATGTAGAGGGCAACGATCTTCTCCGTGTTGACGTTGTTACACGCGGTACACAGGGTGTTCGCAGACAGCGTATGCTTTCTAAGAAGTTCTCTATTGAGACAGCAACTAAGGCTATCAAGATTTACGATGAAATCAGCCGCATTTCTTCTGGTAGAATCAATTGGGCTAAATTCGTAGAGAAGATTGGTAAGTCTTTCGACAACGACAGATTCAACGCAGTTGCTTCAGCTTTTGGCAATATTACTGCTACTGGCACATATGCAAAGGGCGGTGCTACATTTAGCGAGAGCGATATGATTGATCTCATCACAACAGTTGAGAACGACGGCAACAAGCCTAAGATATTTGGTTCACTTCAGGCACTCCGCAATCTCAGCATGGCTCAGACTGGCGAGACAATCAAGGATGATTACTACAATATGGGCTATATGGGCAAGTTCAATGGATATGATTGTTTCCGTATCTCTGGCAAGAACATTCCTACTAACAAGCTGTTTGTTGTTGGTGCAGATGACAAGTTTGTTAAGATGTACGATGAGGGTGATACAATCACAATTGCTCACAACTTCACAGAGACAGCCGATATGACACAGGAGCTTCTTGTTGAAAAGACGTACGGCGTTGAGGTTGTAATGGCTTCTAAGGTTGGCGTTTATACAATCGCTTAATCTATATTGAATAAAAGGAGATTTTTAGATGAAAAGATTATCTATTGACGATAACTACCTTGTACCTGTAAAGTCAAATTTTGATGGCACTCTTAGATTTGAAAAGGGCGGCTACAATGAAGTTTGGTACGAAGTTGGCGAAGAACAGGAATTGCCGTGGAAAGAAATAGAGGAAATCCGTAAGGGAGCAAGAGGCTTCTTTGAACTCAATTGGATTATTCTCGTTCCTACTGCGGACTATTCTGCATCTGAAATGTATAATGCTCTCGGCGTTGGTAAGTATTATCCCGACGCCGATAAGTTTAAATCGCTTGATGAAGTTGTTGCAATGAAGCCAACAGCTATGGCTAAGTATTTACAGGGCGTAAGCGAGAATTATCGTGAATCGGTTGCGGTTTATGCAAAGGGACTTTATGAGAATAATGATCCTCGTATGGACAGCAAGTCTAAAAAAGAAGCTATCGAAAAGGTACTTAATGTAGATTTCGACGAGGTGTAATATGGCAACGGATTTTAGCGTAGTATATGGCAGTTTCCTTAGTAAAGTAACCGATACAGATTTATCGGATATGACTGAGGAATACGCAAATAGCGTTATGTCTGATTTGCTCAAACAGGCGACGGTGAAATTTAGTGAGTCCTGCAAAAAGGATTTGGGTGACGTTACGACAACGGGTTTTGTGAGTGACCTTGATGATTATGAGGTTGACATATTGTCAGAGCTTATGGTCGAAGCGTGGTATAAGCCACACATTAACTATACAGACCTGTTGCGTAACAAACTCAGCACAAAAGATTTCACAACATTTTCTCCCGCTAATTTGCAAAAGGAAAATCGTGAGTCGTATGAACTTGCTCACAAGAGGGCGAGGTCTATGATTAATGAGTATTCGTTCCGCATGAACAATATAGGAGATTTAAAATGAGCAGACTGCCAGACAAAGCATTAAAAAGCTATTTGCAAAATCTCGTAAATAAGGTGTACAAAATACTGCCAATGAAAGAGGAACGCTGTGGCACACTAACATCTTATCTTTTGAGTTTGGAGAACGAGCTTATAGGTTGCTATAAACTATGGGACACTCTCGAAAATGAGCCACAGTTTTTAGCTGTCATAAATATCGTTAAATATCTGGCTATAGAAGATTACGATGTGGTAGTTTGCAAACGCGAAGTCTTTAAAGCAATACGCCTTATAGAAAGTATAAGTAATAAATTTTTTAGAGAGGAGGGATAAGATGGCAACATTTGGCGAGTATCAGGCAAGAGTGAATCAACGTGGCACTACTGATAGGGAGCGCACACTGTATTACGAAAAGCAACATCTCAAAAGTCTTGCCGTCAACTCCCTCTCTTGTAAATCTTGTAAGGTAAATGGGGTAGATCAGTCGCTCATTATTGATGACGGTACGCTCCCCTATTACAAAGACGTAAAAAGTTTGCCCGATGAATATTTTGACGCTGGCGATTATGTTGAGTGGGCAGATGCTATGTGGCTTATAGTCTCATGTGATTGGGATAAGGAAGTTTACACATATGGCAAGATGCAACAGTGCAACTACGTCCTCAAATGGCAGAATACAGAAGCGGATATTATTGAGCGTTGGTCTGTAGTGCTCAGTGCCTCGAAGTATAACAACGGCGAGAAGTACAATAACGTCATAGTTGTTGGCTCAAATCAGCTCATGGTGTATTTGCCGATTGATGAGGAAACTTTAAAACTGAAATCGGACAAGCGTCTTATGGTTGACTTCAACATAGATTCTCCAAAATGCTATGACATTACTCGTGTCGATACGGTAACTATGGGATATGACGGAACAGCCGAGCCGAGATATGACGGCAAGGGTTGTATTCTGCTTGTACTCACGGAAACTGAGATTAACCCCGACGTTGACAGAGTTGACTTAATGCTTTGCGACTATGTAAATCCGAGCGATGTACCGCAACCGACATCCCCCATCCTCATAAGTTATGCGGGCAGTCCATCAATTCGCATTGGTGGTCGTAAGACCTTTACAGCGGAGACAGAGTATAATATTGTGTTTACTTTGGTATATTCCGAGATGTGGGAAGGTAAGATTACTATGACGCAGACTGGTAACAAGTGCGTGGTGAAGTGTGCTAATGATAGTGCAATGGTCGGTGCAAGTTTCAAGGTTGTTGCAACGGCGGGCAGCTTATCATCGGAGTTACTGGTCGATATTATAGGGGCTGTGTGAGGAGGTGCTGAGAGATGGCTAAGTCAAAATGCATACGAGAATGGAAAAACAAAATCGTTTCTGAATTATCTCAAGACGAAGAAATCATAAACGCTCTCGGCTTAAATCCTGATGAAGATCCCGATGACCTTGTATGGAAACGAATATTTTGCCACTATTTTATCCCCCAAACAGAGGAAAGTGTGCGCACATATATTCTCGTTGAGATAGACATTCCAGAACGTCGCACACGTTACGGCAGTAGTGATAGCAACATTTGGGTTCACCCGACCATCGTGTTTTATGTGCTCACTCACCAAGAGGATATGCACATGAATATGGTGGGAGAAAGCGGAACTCGCATGGACTACCTCGCAGAACTCATAGAAGAAAAATATGAGGGGCGGCAAGATTTCGGTGTGGGTACGCTTCAGTTAAAGTCGGACACAGCGGGTAGCGTTAATACGACATACAGGTTTAGACAACTTGTGTTTGAGGCGGTAGATTTGGATAGTGGATTGTGCGAGGGGTGATCTCTCGTGCGAGACATTGACGAATTGAAACTATACCGTGGCGACAACTATAAGTTGCCTAACGGTGTTGAAATAAAATGCCCAACTTTGGGTGAAATATGTGATTATGGGGAGAGCGAATATCTCTCCATGATTTCAGTGTTCACAGCAACTAATATAGATCGATGCGCTCAATTAGAAGATATGGGAATTGATTATACTGAGATAACAAATTTTCAAATGTTCACCATATTTGCAATGATGTTGTCCAACCACAAGGATAAAGAGAATAACAAGTTAGACACATCTCCTTTATTCGGTGATTTAGACTTTTCATCTTTTATTCCTGTAGAGTGTGATAACGAATTGTGTATGGTTGATAAAAGTGGTATCAAATTCAATAGTGATATTTTTGAGGAAATGACGGCGTATATTCGCAAAATGCATGGTATGCCACAACCTCAGTACACACAGGTCAAGGACGGTTTTGCAAAGAAACAGTTGATAATTGACGCTCGAAATGACGCTAAATATCAAGAGAGACTTCGTGCTTTTAAAGGCACTCACTCGGCTTATTTGCCATACATTTCAGCTCTTGTAAATCACCCAAACTTCAAGTATGGTTGGGATAAAGTGTGGGATATGAAAGTGTATGCGTTCTTTGATAGTTTGAAACGTATCTCGATAATTGATAATGCAAATCATTTATATCAAGGTTTATATAGTGGCTGTATTGAATACAGCAAAATTAAGAAAGAATTAGATTGGCTAAAACCAATTGACTAACACAGAAAGGTGGTAATAATATGGCAGTAGCTTTTAGCACAGACCTCTCTACATTCGTGCCTGAAAGACCTATCTATGCTGTTGGTGAGAATAGCGATGGTTCACTCGCTTGGATGACAAATCAGCTTATGGATTTTCAGATTAGTGTAGACGCAGAGGAAGATACTAAGACAGACGCTAATGGAAACACAATTTTTAGCATCTCAAGAGCTAAGTCTTGTGATGTTTCATTTACAACTCCTCTCTTAACACTTGAATTAGTTGCAAGCATGAACGGATCAGAGGTAGAAAGAGGAACAAATGACGATAAGATTGCTGTTCCAAAATTTGAGACAGTAAAACTTGTTGCAACCGCTGGCAAGGTTACAATTGATACAACTACTACAACTATCTCTCTTGCGCAGGTCGTAAGAAATAGTGGTACTGTTGGCACACCTGTATACAAGGTATCAGCCGCTTTCCTTACTAAAGATGGTTCTACAAGGAAGAAGCTTGAGAAGGGAACAACAACTCCCTCTTCTGGTGAATTTGTATTCACTAAGGGTAGTGGCACAGCAGATACCGTTACAGTTCTCAATGCTGATTATGATGAAGGTTCTTCTATCCTTATTACTTATGAGTATGATACAGCAGACGCTATTCAGATTGTAAACTCCGCAGAGGAGTTCCCTGTTGCTTCTGTTGTTAAGGTACTCGTAAGAGGTTACGATTAAGATATGTTTATCATATATAGTCGGCGCATATGGAAACGTGTGCGTAATGGTAACAATATGTTGCCACCACTAATCTAATTGCTGGAAACCCTAAAGCTATTCAAACCACAACGTAATACCTTAAACGGTATAGGCGTGATGGTGACGAAAGTAGAAAAAATTGAGTAGATGACATAAGGTTAAATCCTAAGTGTTGTGATAATGGGCAATCAGCAGCTAAGACCGAAAGGTAAAGTTCAACGACTATCCCTTACGGGAGTAGGTGCAAGCGCATCGAAATGGTTAGACCTAAACGGATAAAGCCGTAGGTTATGATATAGTCTAAACTTATATGAAAGTATAAGAAGTTCATAAGAGAACTGCGTAGGATTAGCGTTCCTATGTGAATAAAATTGATCTGTGATAAGACATCTCCTATATACGCTTACTTTATATTCCCCGCAGCAAAATTCCAGACAAATTATACTCTCGGTATGGCACTTGACCAGAATATCGACTGTAACCTTACCTGTTCATACGACTACTGTAGCGAGGCTCGTGAACTTTATAGAATGGTTGTTGCTGGCGAATAATAAGGAGGCTTATAATGGCTAATCTCACAAAATGCTTAATTTGTGGTGAGAAGTATAATTATTGTCCTTCGTGCTCTGGTACTCATGCGTGGAAGTTTTATACCGACACGCGTGAGCACTATCAAATTTATATGATAATTGAACAGTATAATTCTAAACTGTACAGCAAGGATGATGCAAGAATTGCTTTTGAGAACATTGGCATAACAGCCGATAGTGATTTAAGTAATTTGAAGCCGAGTATCGCTGAACAAATTAAGAATATTGTAACCGTCGAGAAATCTAATGAGGAAAAGACGGTGCTTAAAAAGACAAAGAAATCAAAGCTTTATAATGATTGATTAAGAAAGGGGTAAGTGACTTTACAGAAACTTACCCCTAATTTTTATAAACCCCTTGACAAAGCATAAAATTAGTGGTATAATATAATTAGGAAAAGTTATGGATATTTTTATATCCACACAGAGCAACTAATGAGAGTGAAGAGAGGTTTGTATGGAAGAAAAGAAATATAAAGTGTATAAACACACTGTCCCAGATGGTCGAGTATATATCGGAGTCACTTGTCAGAAAAACCCGAAAAGAAGGTTTGATAGAGGTCGAGGGTATAAAGACAATATTCACTTCTTCAGATTCATATTAAAAAACGGATGGGATTGTATAGTTTCGGAGATATTGTATGATAATTTATCAAAAGAAGAAGCTGAAACAAAAGAAATTGAATTAATTGCTTTTTACGATTCTACAAATCTTAAAAGAGGATTTAATATTGAAAAAGGCGGAAATTTAAATAAAGAAATTACTGAGGAAACACGACTTAGGCAATCAATGGCTCATTTGGGAGTTCCAATTCCTGCTGATGCTTGTAATAATATGAGAAAAGCTCAAAAAGAATCTTGGGCTTCTGGCACTCGAAAGAAAAGAACTGATTATACAAAAGATAATACGGGAATTGCTGAAAGAAATAAAGAACGTTGTATTCGTCCTATATATAAAATAGATAAAGATAGTGGAGAAATACTTCATAAATACAATTCATTGACAGAGGCTGAACAAGATGGCTATATTCATAGCTGTGTGTCAGCGGTAGCAAGTGGTATTAAGCGTTCTTATAAAGGATTTATATGGATTAAAGAGGAAGATTATTCTGATGAGTTGTTACAAAAACGCTTGGATTATGCTAATGAAAAGGTTCAAAGATTAAAAATTAATCAATACGATATGGGTATGAATCTAATTTGTAGTTTTAATTCAATTAGAGAAATTGAAGATAAAACTGGTTATACAAACAGATCGCTGATTTCGTCTTGTTGTAGGAGAATGGTTGATACTGCTTTTGGTTATGTGTGGAGATACGAAAATGAATCGACCGAAAATTTGGAGAATGACCGTTTATATTATCAAGAATTGCAATCGCAACAGAACGCTATTAAATATGAGCAATATGATATGAATAATGTTTTATTAAATCAATATGCATCGCTCTCAGAAATAAAACAAAATGGATATAATTCTTATTATGTGTCACTATGTTGTCAGAATAAGAAAGAAATATATGCCAATTGCATTTGGAAATACGCAGAATAATTTACAGCGCACCTTCGGGTGTGCTTTTTTATAGGAGGAAATATGCACAAATTAATATCGATAGATCAGTCAACTGCCGCAACGGGGGTTGGCTTTTTTGTTAATGGCAAACTAAAAGATTATTGCCTAATAAAACCGAAAATGAGTAAGAGAGCTGATGAGTTGCGAGTAGAAGAAGAACCGCACCTTATCAGTATTATTATGCCTGAAACAGATTACGGCACTACTCTACTTCGCATAACGGCAATAACAGACCAACTCGAAAAGCTTATTGAGAAATTCAAGCCTGACGAGATATGGTTTGAGGAAATATTTGAAAACGCAAATCCGAAAGGGTTTAGATCGCTTGCGAGACTGCAAGGCTTCATAGCGCATATTGCCCACAAGCATAACGTCAAGTATACCATTATTGAGGAGTCAAAGTGGATAACAGCATGGGGCAAATACGGCAGAGGCGTAAAGCGACCAGAACGAAAAGAAGATATAAGACACAAGGTAAACGATTATTACAATCTTGATATACAAGTGGACGACGTATCTGACGCTATCGCTATCGGGCGATATGCAGTTGAGACTCAAATCTAACTTTTGTGCTTATTTCAACACGGATATAAGCGAGAAAGTAAACTAATTATAAAGGAGATTTTAACATGAGTAAACTTACAGACGTTATTGGCAAGAACTTTGCCCTCAAGAACACAACCAAGCGCATTAACAGCGCACCCGTCACAATCAAGACCTATCTTGATGTAGACACATTTGGCTCAATTGTGCAGACCGTTGCGCAGTCCTCATTTACGGACGGCGAATACCACGCAGAGAACCGCGAAATAGCTCGTCGCTACTGCATAATCAAGTATATGACTGACATTGAGATTGGCGATGCCGATGTAGCGGAGATATTCAAGACAACGCAGGGCGGCAACTGGTATGCTCAGATTGAAGCGGACGTTGTGAAACTGCCTGTTTGGGGCGAAGTAGAGGCTGCAATTGACAGGCAGATTGACTATATCATAGCAACAAGGCAGACCTCATTTGACAAGCTTTGTGCTGACTTATCGGCAATAATTAATACGGATAACACACAGAATCTTGCCGATATTAAGGAAGTGCTTGAAAAGCTCGACAAGGTAGACAAGCAGGAGTTTGTAGAGGCTGTCGTAGAACAGAGTGCAAAGAAAACTAAAAAGAAGTAAGGAGATGATGACATGGCTTCTATTGCAGAACAGCTTAAACGCATAGTTATTAAAAAGGCAAGACTTGCTAATGGTAAAACGGTAGAGCAAAATCTCAAAGAAGCTGTGGATTATCTTTATGACTGTATACAAGACGAGATTGACTTCATGTATGACAGTTACAGCCCAAGTTATTATAAGCGCAGACCCGATGGTGCAAACCTGCGGACTGCGCTATACGCCGAAGATTTCATACAGGCAAGAATAAAGGACAACCGTATTGAGTTGTCCCTCAAATTTAGCAACAATGTGTGGGCGTGGAACTTTAACAAAGACCATAGGAGTCCAGTTAATGTGCTTATGCTAAACGGTTGGTGCTGGCATGGTTATACTGGAGAAGAAGATAGATTTAGGCGTTTTGACGGATATGATTATATTGGTAAAGGAATACAAAAATTCAACGCAAACAACCGTTGGGGCGTAACAGTTTCATGGGATGTAGATATATCTGACTGGTATTAAGAAAGAGTGGTGATGAAATGGACGATAACAGAATTGAAATAGTGGCGAGTTTGGACATACCCAAGACCGTCAGTACAATTGAAAAAGATTTAGAAGAAGTTAAAAAGCGATTGGATGCCAACAAAGCATTATCAATAGCTTGTAGTCTCGACACAAACAGTTTGGCTACTCTGCAAAATCAAGTTAGCGAAATATCTAAAAAACTGAAAATAGATATTCCCAAAATAGAAATACAGGCTGGTACTGGACAATCGGCGCAAAACATCGAGAATGTTGCTAAGAGTGTCGAAACTGTAACAAACAAAGTTCTCACTTTAAAGAAAACGCTTGCGGATTTAGATAGTAGGTTTGTTGAGCCGTTTAAGGTTGCGACAAATGCAGACGGGATAATCAACGCCGAGCGTACAATGGCTACAATACAAAGTCGCCTATCATCATTGGGTACTGTTACCGTTACAGGCAAATATAACGATCAAGAGTCGGCGGATAGTATAAATAAGATAATTGCGAGAATACAGGCTGCTTCTGGCGAGGTTAGAGAACTTAATTTCTTGCTTGATTCTACTGGTCAAAAGTTTGAGTATATTGGTGGTTCTTATTCTGACAAGGGCGTTGGCAAAATACAGCAAGATTTAGCAAGACTAAGCAAAGAGCTTGCTAATTTCGAGGCAAGCCACAAATCAATCGAAAGTGGTTTAATTGAGCCGCTGACCACAGCTCGTAACGCCATTATTGATTTAGAGTCTGGCGTTGGCTCTGTGGAATCCGCACAGAAGGCACTTGATAATCTCAAGACGGCTGCGGCTAATATCGGAACGTCGCTAAAATCGACTGGAAGTTCCTTTAATATATTTGATAACGCAATTAACAAAGCTAAAAATTTTGATAATACGCTTAATGCGTTAAGAAAAGACATAGATGCGTTATCAGATGAGTCCGCAAAATCGTCTTTGGGTGACAATCTTGCAAATGCAAGCAAAAATCTCGTAGAGTTGCAACGGATTGAAAGCGAATCTGGTCGTGGCTTAGAATGGAGCAAGAAATATGGCGAAGTAAGTCAAGCCATTCAAGGCATTACCAACGGCTTAAAGGCGGCTCAAAAAGAAGAAAAGGCTCTCAGTCGAGAAACTTCTTTGTCTAATAAGATTAAGAAACTCTCAGCAGATATGCAAGCATACGCTTCTGCTAATAAGAGAGCCATAGATTCTACCAAGCAAATGTCTGACGGCACAACTTTCGCCTCCAAGTGGGCGGACTTGACATCTCGTATGGCGAAAGGCGCGGATTTGAGCGCGAGTGAAGTTAAACATCTTGGCGAGGAGTTCCGCATCTTTGGTAAAGAGGCTGAAGCCGCAGGACTCAAAGGTGAAAGTGCTTGGGGTAAATTCTTAAATTCGTTCAAAACCATGTCGAGTTACATTACCGCCAATATGGTCTTTAATTTTGTCAAGAGGCAAATTAGGGATATGGTCAATGAGGTAACTGAGATTGACACGGCTATGACCGAGTTGCGCAAGGTTACTGAGGCAACAAACGCAGAGTTTGAGACTTTCGCAAGGTCGGCTGGACAAACAGGTCGTGAACTTGGCGCGAGTATTAGCGATGTAATAAACGCGACAAGTACCTTTAGCAGAGCTGGATATAACTTACCAGACGCAGAAGAACTTGGTAAGATAGCAACGCTGTATAAAAATGTTGGCGATGGAATCAATATTGATACTGCATCTGAAAGCCTTATCAGCGTAATGAAGGCATTTAATATAGAGGCTGAAAATAGCATTGGCATCATCGATCGCATCAACGAGGTAAGTAACCGAGCAGCGATAGATTCAGGCGGATTAGGTCTTGCACTACAAAGAGTTGCTTCTGCTATGGACGCTGCGAACAATTCGCTCGATGAAACCATAGCATTGACTACTGTATCGAATGAAATAGTTCAAAATCCAGAGATGGTCGCTTAACGTAATGGGCGACGTTAAAAATAGCTATATCGGTTAAAAGCCTGAGAAGGTCAAGACCGAGGAAAGATTTGTGATATTTCGATTTATGTTTATTGAGGAAACATAAATTCTATAATGAAAGAAGGTAAAATGGCAAAGAAAGGTGAGAGAACTGGAGTATATGTAAATTGTGAATACTGTGGCAAACTTGTTTATAAAACGCAAACAAATTTTAAAAGGCATAAACATCATTATTGCAGTAACGAGTGTCAAAGAAAGAAAGAAGCGGAGTATAAGCGCGTTGATAAGGTTTGCCCTATCTGTGGGAAAACATTTAATGTTAAAAGGAGTGTTCCACAAATTTATTGTTCAAAAGAGTGCTTAAATGAACATAATCGACGAATAAATAAAGAAAATCCTCGCCCATCAAAGAAAATCCATTGCCAATGCGATTATTGTGGAGAGGATATTTTTATAAAGCCATCAAGATACAAGCGTTATAAACATCATTTTTGCTCTATGAAATGTAATAGGAAATGGTTTGCTAAAGTTTATTCTACTACAGAAGAATGGAAAGACGAGTCAAGAAAGAGAGCTGTTCGAATATTAAATAATAACATTCCGACCACTCAAACTAAGCCTCAAATTGAGATGAACAACTTATTAGAACAAATGGGTGTATTATATGAGAATGAACGTGGTTTTACATATTATTCTGTTGATAATTATTTGACGGATTATGGTTTGATAATCGAAGTTATGGGAGACTATTGGCATAGTAGCCCTTTGAAATACACTCAGGAAAACGTTAATAAAATGCAGACCAAAGTAATTGGTAGAGATAAGGCAAAACATAGCTATATTCTAAAATACTATGAGATACCTATTTTGTATCTATGGGAAAACGATATAGAAAAAAACAAGGAGCTGTGCGTTGAGCTTGTAAAAGCATATATTAAAAACGACGGTAACTTATCGGCTTATAATTCATTCAATTATGAAATTATAGATAATAAATTAGTTTTAAAAGAAGAATTAATGCCGACATTCGCTGGAATTATTTAATGCCTCAATCATTTGAGTAATTCCATACAAATAAGAAATATCACAAAAATCCGTAACGACTGTAATGGTTGGTGTGGTAACATATCAACCTTCGCTATTCATATCCCCGTTGTTGGGGTGGAAGATACAGTCTGAACTCACGCTATAATCTTATAATGAAACGTGAGAGTATGCCAGAAATGACATACCGCCATTGTCAAAATGGTCAGTAGGCTAACAACGAGCCGAAAGTAACAGTTTGCAAGGTTGGCGTACCGTAGCCCTGCGTATTCGTGGTGCAAAGTCAGAGCTTGAAGATGCAGGTCTTGAAACCGAGGGCATGGTTGAATCAACAGCCAAACTTCGTGACCTTATCAAAGGCATATCGGGCGTAGATATAATGCTCGATGAAAATACTTTTAAATCAACCTATCAGATTATTGAAGAACTTGGTAAGGTTTGGAACAATATTAATGACGTAAATCAAGCAAGTCTTTTGGAGGCAATTGCAGGAAAGCGTCAGAGCAACATAGTGGCTGCTGCTCTTAATAATTATGAGAGACTTAATGAGGTTCTTGAAATATCAGAATCCTCTGCTGGTTCTGCAATGCGTGAACAAGAAGAATACGCAAAATCAATTCAGTATTCAATTGACACGCTTAAAGCCGCATATCAAGACTTTTCACAAACCGTAATCAACAGTGACTTCGTAAAGAATCTTCTCGGAACAGCGCAGTCATTCCTTGAAGTTCTTACAAAAATCATAGACAAGTTTGGCACATTGCCAACACTTCTTACAAGCATAGCTGCCGTCGGTAGCTTTAAAGGCGTAGGTAAACTAACCGAATATGCCTATTTACGTTCTGTTGCTAAATGAACGTAGAGAATCGCGCCTCTAAATAAAGAATCCCCTAATTGCTGGGAAAGGCTAAAGCTCCGTGACCTATATGGTGAGGAAACTCAGAAACGACAACGGAGATGGTATATGCTGAGATAAAACCCCCTATTAAACAGGGTGCTAAGTACCGTAACAATGCAAGATCAGCAGCGAAGCCGTGGTGACACGGAACGTTCATCGACTATACAGGGATTAGTGGCAACTTACTAAAGATATAGTCAAAACTATGGGTAACGCCCATAGCAGTTTCAAATGGGATTCTCCCCTATTGTTTTGCGCTACTGCAAGCGTGGAGAAAGCAGAAAAATCGTACCCTTAGTTCCGTCCACTGGATTAAAGAGTTTGAATCCTGACCAAATTACTGGTGAACTCCCATTATCTTATGGGATATGAGCGATAGTGTTCACGCACATATTCCAGTGCGCCGTAACGTATACGATAATATGCTCTAACGTGTACGGGTTTATAAACAAAACTCATTTTTTCATCACCTCATAATTCAGTCTCAGTGAACGGAATTAGGGGTACGATATTCAACTATTTTGATAATTCTTTTTTAATTTTTAGAACGTCCCCAAACAACAGGTCAACGCCTTTGCGGTGAAGAACGAGGACTTTCTTTGCTTTATGAGTAATGCGCTTGCGCACTTTCTCGCAAAGCTGTACTGGTTTGCCGTGTGGATCGTTATACTCATTTAAAATGAACTCTTGTGTTACAGGACACATATTCTGGATTAAAACCGCTTTCTTTCTGCCGAGGATGTGGCAGAAATCAATGGTGTCACACTTACCATAACGACCAACTTTATTGTTGTAAATACGTTCAAATTTATCCACTTTAGAGGAAATCGGCACAAGCCAAAAGATGTGGCTATCCTCTGTAAAGGCGCAGAAGTACGGGCGGTTGTGCTCGTTGCTATTCATAAATTTGGGGTTTGCAAATTGTTGTGCATATTCTGGTTTGAGAAAATAGAAGTGACCTGTAATCATAAAATGCTCCTAACAATAAAGCCCTGCGATTAGGCAAGGCTTTAGATTTGAGTCTGATGATTTATTAGTCGCATATCAGAGAGCGACAAACATTCATATCCGATTATTTATTAGACGCTAATCGGGAGCGACACGACACGGTGCGGATTGCTCCGCAAGGTTATTATAGCACAAAACATCGGGCGTGTCAAGATATTATTTCAATATAATTAAAAAGATTATTCCCAGAATGCCACACACCAATCCTGTTAGTGTAAGGTTTTTCATTAAATTAATGCATTTAAAAATGTCAAACAGAATGCGTGTGTTAATGTATTCGTCCGCTTCGCAAATAAAGGAATTTTTGTATATGACTTTATCGGGGTCATCTTTGACTTTTGATAATTCATTGGGTGGAATTTGAATTTTGAGGCAGAAATCATAATCTGCAAGTTCTTTTAATAATTTTTTGGGTATTTTATTGTTCATATTATTTCTCCTTTCTGTGGAAATGGTTGGTTTTTGTCATTTATATTATACCATATTATCTTGCAATTGTCAATACTTTAAGTTCAAAACGCTTAATATAAAATGATATTCGGAACAATTGCAAGCGATACTAATGAAGCGACTAAATCGCTAACTCTTTTTGGAAAACGAATCAAAGACATTGTGCGCGATTACAAATCGGTTTCTGATGATAAGATAGGTTTTAAAAAGATTGGTGCGGGGCTAAGTGGTATCTTTAATGGTGGTTTAAGTGATTCCGATATAAAGGCATTAAGGCAATATAACGAGCTAATTGCAAATGGTGAAGAAGGAATAGTCGCATATAATAAGGCACTCAAAAACGCTGGCGATAATGCTCGATTAATGGCAGAAAAAACTAAGTATGCCGAAGTCAATATTGATGCTTTGACAACTTCTGAAAAGATAGCAACCGTTGCTACACAGGCATTAAGTGCCGCTATGAACGCTGCGTTGGCGTTTGGAGTATCGTGGCTTGTGTCGAAGATTATTTCGGGCATACAAGACTTAACCGAAGCCGAAGAAAAGGCAAGAGAAGCCGCAAAGGAAATGCGACAAGAGGCTGATTCTGCGGTAAAAAGTTACCAATCCGAAAGAGAAACTTTGGATTCATTAATCTCAGAGTATGTGACGCTCTATACTACTACGTCCGATCTTTCGTCTGCTAAGAACCGATTGTTAGAAATACAAAAGCAAATTAACAATGAGTTTGTTGAGGGTAAAGACAAAGTAGACTTACTCAATAAATCTCTTAAAGAGAATTTGGAAATTGCAAGACAGCAAGCCTATCTTGATTCTAAGTCTGCCGAATATAAATTAAGAGATGAATACACCAAAGCAAGTAGTAGGCAATCTCAACGCAACCTCATATCTCTCGATAATATAGTTGATTCCGAGTTGGGT